CAGAAGCAGCAGAAGCAGCGGAAGTTCCTGATGCGTTAGTTGCTGTTACTGTAAATGTTGGTGCTGCTCCCGTTTGAAAACCAGAAATTACAAGTGGAGAAGATGATCCAGTTGCTGTAGCTGGCATATTATAAAATGGTCCTGCAACTCCTACGCTGGCTGTTACTGTATAGGAAGTTGCTGGTCGGGAATCTGCTGGCAATTCAAAAGCAATTGATACTGAGCCATCACCAAACGCTCTACCTGTTCCTACGTCTGTACCAACAACGTTTATTGGTGCGGCTGGTGCTAAAAAGTCATTTGAAGCTTGTGACTTTTTTCCAATTTTTTTACCTGCTGCCATTTTATTCCCCTTTATATTTTCTTAAGCTGTCAAGTCGCCAAAAACAACCCAAGTATTTGCTGCTCTCTTAAATAGAGTTGCAGATGACCACTGAGTTCTTAGATTTAATCCTGGTGTTGCGTTAACTGTTACTCCACCAGCACCTGCAATTGTAACCTGTCCAGTTGATGTTTGCAGGACGTCAAGGGAGGTTCCGATTGGGAAGTTTAATGTGCTATCTGCTGGGATTGTTAGTGTCATTGCTGACCCTGAAGCCATCTCAATTAGGTCATCTCTTTCAGTAAGTGATGAAAGTGTGTATGATGCTGTCTTCTGAATGATTAGTGTCTGAGATGGGACGCCTTCTTTTGTCTGTGTACCGTCTGTAAATGCTACTCCAGATGCAGCAACCGTTACCAATCCAGTAAATGTTGGGGCATCAATTGGGGCCTTTAAGTCTACAGAAGCTTTTGTAGCAGTAACTAATGTATCAATTGAAATTGTTCCTGGTGTTGCTTCTGTTAAACCATCGCCAGCAACAACTGTCTTACCAGCGTTAAACTCTGTGTATGTAATGTTGTCGGTACCAATTACAATTGGGTTTGTTGCTGAGTTATTAATAAAACCAATAGAGGCGTTTACTGTTCCGCGCTGAACAAATGTAAAGTCTCCGTTTTTCATTTCCCCAGTTGGGTTGTTATCTGCGTCTGTTGCGCGGGTAAGCACCCAAGGAGCAGAGACTGAGCCCAATGTTGTCAATACATAGATACCGTTTTGCTTAGCGTCTGTCTGGTTCTTTACAAGAACTCTTTCGTTAAGGACAACGCTCTCACCATCAATTGTAGTCATAGCGCGGTTTGTGTCGGCTGTAAGAGTTGCCCCTACCCCAGATGTTCCGTTGCTATAAATAGTTGCTAAGTTTACAGTTGTTGCAGCGTGTACTGCCTCATGGAAGTTTAATCCAGCAGTTACGTTGTCAACATACAACTTAGTTGCTGCGTGAAGGTCAGATGTTGGGGCTCCTGATAGAGTAAGTGCCCCAGTCATTGTTCCGCCAGCTAAAGCAAGCTTTGCTGCAAGGTCAGTAGTAAGATCTGCAACCTTGGACTGAGCAATTGCTGCTGATGCATTAATGTCTTCATTAACAATTGTTCCTGTTGCAATTTTGGCTGAAGTTACTGCGCCATCTGCAATCTTGCCTTCTGTTACTGCTAGAGCAGCAATCTTGCCTTCTGTTACTGCTAGAGCAGCAATTTCATTTGTACCAACTGAGTCATCGCCCATCATTGATTGTGAAATTGTATTTGCAGGAAGTATTACAGTACCTGTAAAGGTAGGTGAGGCTAATGGTGCTTTAGCATCCATTTGTGTTTGAATAGATGAGGTTACTCCGTCAAGGTAGCCAATTTCAACATCTGATACGTTTGCAACAATCGGTTGCTTGTTATTTAATTGAGTCTGAATATCCGAAGTTACGCCACTTAGGTATCCAATTTCAACACTTGAAACATTGGCATCAATGTTTTGCTTATTGTCTAGCTGAGTTTGAATAGAAGAAGTGACACCAGATACGTAATTTAAAGCAGTTGCTGTTGCTGTCAATACAACATCTTCATTGATTTTGGGGCTTGTAAGTGTTTTATTTGTTAAAGTTTGCGTGTTTGTTGTGGTTGTCAAAAGTGATGTATTTGCAATTCCATGTATATCTATAGTATCTGCTTTATGCGTTGTTACCGCTGCATCTGCGTAAGTCTTTGTTGCTAGACCACTTGTATCTGAAATCCCATGCACATTTGTTGTCGCTGAGGTGTGATTGGAAGCCAAAGTATCTACATATCCTTGTGTGACAAGTGTTCCAGTTGAGTCTGGAAGAGTTAGCGTTCTATCTGCTGTAGGGTCTGTTATAGCTAATGTAGTTTCAAAAGCATCTGCTGTAAGACCTTCAAATACAATTCCTGTTGTAGCATTAATTGTTGTGCTGTTAATAGTGGTAGTTGTACCGCTTACTGTTAAGTCGCCTGATACTGTAACATTTCCACTACCGTCAGCCAAAACCACTGTTCCACTAGCATCTGGAAGAGTGATTGTGCGATCAGCAGTTGGATCTGTTACGGAAACTGTGGTTTCAAATGCATTTGATGTTGCTCCCTCAAAAGTAATGCTTGAGCCAAAGGCTGGGTTTACTGTTGAGCTAGCATCAATAAAATAATCAAGGTTGATCCAGTGATTTACGCCATCACCAATTTTAAACTTATTTGTGTCGGTTTCAAATCCGATTTCACCTGCGTTGAGGATTGGCCCGTTGCCAGAATTTGTTGAAATCCATTGAGCAGCAGTACCTCTGCGCTGTTGCATTCTTGTTGCCATTTATAGTCTCCTCTTAGGTGTCCTGTAGTATTATATCAGATAATTAACTAAAATTATCTAATGGGCTTCCGCCGTCGTAGCTGTTATTCCAATAATCTGAATCATAGAATCCTGCAATTTCAGTTGATGTAAAAATTGAATCGTAGAAGCCTGCATCTTGAAAGACTGAGACAATAAGTCCAGTTCCGTCAATTGCAGTATCGTGAATATGTTGTCTAAGGTCAGCGGTATCTGAAAATGTTGCAATCATAATCCAGTCAGCCTGATCAGTAGAATATACTGATACATGGCGTGATACTGTATCAAACCATAGCTGCCCATTTACTGGATTTGCTGGGGCTGTTGATGCTGGTGCAGCAATTGCTCCCTTGCTATCTACGTAAAGTTTTGTTGTTGCATGTGCATCAAGGGTAGGAGTGGCAACTGTAACAGTGCCTCCAAAGGTACCGCCATTGGCTACATCTAGCCCGTGCTTTACCTTAAAGTCTCTATTAGTAGTTGCCACTTCTATCCTCTTTTCTTAATTATGCTTGAATGTAGGTCTTGCTTACCTTAACAGATGTATCTGCTGCTGCTGCAGTAACCTGAAGAACAACATTGCCAGAGCCATCATAGGCAGCATTTGTTGTTCCTAGTTCACCATTGCTTTGTACATTAGCGTACTCTGTCAAGTAAACGTTATTTGATCCATCTACTGCAACCAATATTTCAATTACTTCAATGTCAGTGCCCTTTTTCAATTGAACAATATATTTAGCAGCAGAGTATGATGATACTGCCCATGCATCAATATTTGTTGCTGAAGTTCCAGCAGTTGATGTATTAGAACCAACAAGAGCATTTGGGAAAGCAATGGTTGTTGCAGTTGCTGCACCAAGTACTGGAGTAACAAGGGTTGGTGTATTAGCAAATACTAGAGCACCAGTTCCTGTTTCATCAGAGATAACGCCAGCAAGTTCAGATGATGATGTTGCAGCAAGTGCTGAAATCTTACTTGTTGTATAAACACCATTTGTTACTGTTGCAGCATTTCCTGTGTATTCTGTTGCTGAGAGAACCTGAGTTCCATTAACCTTTAATACCTTGCCAGAAGCAAGATCAAGGTGTTCTGAAGAGGTCCATGCATCAGTTGCATCTACCCATGAGAAAGTCTTGTCTGTAGCACCCTTAAGAGTAATACCACCACCGTCTGCACCTGCATCTGTTGGTGTTGCTACTGAACCAAGGGTAAGGTTCTTATCGTCAACTGTAATTTCTGTTGAGTTAATTGTAGTTGTTGTACCATTAACTGTTAGGTCCCCTGAAAGAACCAAAGATGTACCAGTTGCAGCACCAATGTTTGGTGTTACAAGTGTTGGGGTGTTAGCAAAAACAAGTGCTCCAGTACCAGTCTCATCAGAGATGATTCCAGCAAGTTCTGAAGAAGATGTTGCTGCAAGTACGTTTAACTTATCTGTTGTTACAACAAGAGTCTTTGTGTTTGGAATAGTTGTACCATTGATAGAATCAGCAGTAGCAACACCAAGTGCTGGAGTTGTAAGTGTTGGGCTTGTAAGTGTCTTATTTGTAAGGGTCTGTGTGTTGGTTGTTCCAACTACCGCACCAGTTGCACCGTGTGCTTCTGTAAGATTGCCGTGAGTTGTAAGGTTGCCTGCAACTGTTGATGCTGAACCATATGCATCATATGTATTTGCTGTTACAGAAACTGCACCTGTTGTATCGTTGTATGAAAGACCAGTTCCGACATTGGTTCCAATAGCGTCCTGTGCTCTTTCATCTGTAAAGTAGAGGTTTGTCCCTTCTTCAATGTCTGATGTTGAGAGTAAATCTGATGCACTAGAAATGTCTGAAAGAAGTGCTACTGTACCAGTTGCATCTGGGAATGTTATTGTGCGATCTGCAGTTGGGTCTGTTACTGCAATAGTTGTTTCAAAAGAATTTGCTGTTGCACCTTCAAATACAATGCTTGATCCAAATTCACCAACTGCTTGTGGTGCTTTCCATGCAACGCCATTGGTTGCACTAGAATCTGCTGTAAGGATATAATTGTCAGTACCTACTGCTAAACGTGCTACTGCATCATCTGCACTACCAACAATTAAATCACCCTTTGCGTCAACAACGCCAGCTGTGATAATATTCTTTCCATTGACAGTCGCAGTTGATCCTTCAACTACCAGTCCTGCCTTTACTCTAAAATCTTTTGTTACTGTTGCCATTTTATCTCCTTAGATTAAGCCTTCAAACCAATACGCAAATAGCGCAAGGTAATCGGGGTTTGTCCACCCACTGGAACTACAGTTAGTGAAACTGTATCTCCTGCTCTAGACACGGAGATGGTGCCAATATTCCCATCGTTGTCCACTGTTCCATATTCACTAACATTCACATCTGTGTTGTCAGGGACTATGGTTAATTCTGTGGCCCAATACTTGTTTGCGCCACCAGAAGTCTTTTTAATTGAGATCAAGTATTTTACTGATCTCCATTCACTTGCTAAAAAATTATCAAAAATTGTTGAGTTTTCAATTCCGTTAATTGTAACTTCATTGTTACCATCTGAACCAAGATCTGTTGATCTTGCAGAAGTGCTGTCAATCAAATCTTCATAGTTTGTTTGACTTGGACGGTCTCCTGTTTGAAAGAGAGACTTTATGCTTGAGATTGATAATTTAGCCATGACAAAATTATATCACACATTTTAAAGTATATAGTTAGAGAAACCAATAATTTGTAGCGGAATTGCTGGAACATTACCAATAGATGTTGGTATCTGTATTGCTGTAAATCTTATTCTAAATGGTAGTACTGAATTTATATTTACCCCACGATTTGGCTGGGTAATTTGCACATTAGGAAAAGAAACTCTTTCAACAGCTCTTGTAAAAACTGGGGCATTGTTACTTATAACAACTGTTGCCATTAGTTTGTAACATCCTCAAGGAGAGTAATCTTCCCTTGAGCAACTGTCCAAACAAGTGTGTTCTGTGGAAGACGTAATTCAATATCAAAAATATCATTTGTTCTAAGTAGTGCAGTTTGTGCTGCAGTTAAATTAACTTTAAACTCACCATCAGCATCTTCCAGATCTTGTTCTGGAGTAAGTGTAAAAATTAGTGTTGCAGTATCTGTGATTACTTGAGGATCTACTGGGGTGGTTGGTCTTTTAAATTCCGCTTCAATATCCCAGTCAGAAATAGTTAATGGCTCTTTAGCATCGTCAGTTAAATATACACGGAAGGATGCTGTATCACCTTTTACAATTGTCCAGTTAATAAATGGTGGTGCTTCACCAATGTCGTATGATGATGCGCCCTGTCCTCTATAAGTTGCCATTTTTATATTATACCACTTGAAAATAGCAATTATTAAGTTTAATAAAAAAATGTTATAAAACTTGCTTTTTGTGGCAATCACATGTTATACTTAGTTAGTGCTACCAACTGGTAGCATCTTTAGTCTCTAGGAGGTTATTTTGATGAGAAGAGATAAAAAGATCTGGATTGGAATCCTTGCTTCAATTGGGCTGCTTGCACCACTAACAAATGCAGCTAATGCTTTAAGTACTGAAAATAATCTAAGTAAACCCTTAGTTTCTGAACCTTTAACCGCCAAGGCGGTTTTTTTGGTTTCTAAACCTAAGAGTCTTACAAAGGTAAAAAAGAACATAGAAGTTCTACATAAATATCAAGACTCAGTTAGCTTGACAGATCGTCAGCTAAAAGAACTATTACATGCTGTTGGCTTTCGTGGACAAGGGCTTGTAAAGGCTTGGGCAGTTGCTAAAAAAGAGTCAAACGGAAGGCCTTTGGCTTTTAATGGCAATGAAAAAACTGGTGACAACTCTTATGGTATTTTTCAGATAAATATGCTGGGAATGCTTAAGGAAAGTCGCAAAGATAAGTTTGGCATAAACTTTAATAGTGAATTGCTAAACCCTGTTATCAATGCACAGGTTGCATACCATATGAGCAATGCTGGTGAAGACTGGTCTGCTTGGCACGGGATAACTCCAAAAACTAAAAATTGGATGAAGAAGTTTCCGCACTAATTTATAAAGATACCCCCTTGGCTATTTGCCTTGGGGGTATTTTTTTTATGAAATTGAGATATACATTCCCTTAAGAATAATAGAGCTTTCATTATCTGCCCTTGCCTGAATTATTCCACCCTCTGATCTAATTTTTGAAAGATCCACATATAGGGTTTGATTAATAGACATTTCGTAAGGATATTTATATTTGAGCATTCCAATATATCCTGTTGGAGATTCTACTTTTGGAATATAGGTTCTTATCCAAGCCTCAGTGCTATTTGTGTCGGTAGTTAATGCTATATCATATCTGATATCTACTCTTGCCCCTACCTTTAATTGTTTGAAATTAATTCTTTGAGTAACAGAATTCCAGAGTGACACAGACCCTACTGGAAGAAATCTTAAAATATTACTATCTATGTCGTCATCCATTAAAATATCTACCCAGCCGTCGTCGCCTCTATCTGGTCCAAGTAGCATTGGTTTTTTATTTTTATTTTCATAATATGCCCAACCTGGGTATTGACCTGAAGGACTTTCATATCCTTCTCCACCGCCTCTGCCAGGCTCCCCTTTAGGCCCTTGTGGGCCTTGTGGACCGTCCTTACCGTCTTTACCTGGAATGCCTCTTTCACCCCTTGGTCCCTCTGGTCCTGGCGGTCCTATTGGTCCAGCTTCACCTTTTTCGCCCTGGATTCCTGGAACAGCAATATACTCAGTATTATTTGCTTCTATGCTTTTTGTATACTTAACAGCTTCCGAATATTTTGTTTTTGGAGCATCCATATTCTTTGATATGGCCATACTACTACTTCTTTACTTTAAAAACAGTTCCATTAATTTTTATCAATGGTGGAAGTTTTGGATTGGTGTCCTTAATTTTAATTATCATTTAAGATACTCCGCCTATAACATTTCTTGTACCACTTGGAGTTACATCTCCCAGTACACAGATTGTTCCAATAACTGGAGTCCACGTAATTGTTGAGTTTCCGTCTGGCACTATTGCCTGTAGATCAAAAGATAGCTCTGCAACTACTGATCTATATTTTATTCCCCAGTTTTCTGTTACAGAGGCTGGTGCAGTTACAGTTATAACTGAACCAATAATAGAAACTTCTAGCTCGTCAAGAATATCACTGCTTGGATCATATGCCGTTGCAGCAAAGCCCCATCCGTCTGTATCAAATTCAGTAACTTCGTCATTTTCAAGAAGAGACACGGTAAATGAGGAAGAGTCTCCACGAACGACAGTCCATTGAATATTTGCTGGGGTAGCCCCAAATTTTTCTACGGTAGGTGAGCACATATCAATGATTATACCATAATAAAAAGAATTGGCTCCTAGGGGCAGTGGGGTGGGTTATGCAGCAACCTAGGAACCAACCCATATGAATTATAACATTATTTTATAATAAAATAATAATACAGCAGTTTATAACATATTGTTATAAATTAGTAAATTATCCAATTATTTTCATTTGCTAAATCAAGATAAAACATTTTTTTTTGTTTATAGAATATGTTATATTTTTTATTAA